GGGGTAGAAACTTCGTCGCGGCGGACGGCTGCGGCGAGACGGCGAGCCGACGGCTTGCGGACCGGCTTGCGCGCTCGCGGCCGGCGCCGGTTTGTCGGGATCTCGAACCAATCGTTGGGCATCACCGAATTGCGGGTCGCCTTGGCGATCGCGATGATGAATTTCGCGCTCGGCCGGCGACCGCCGTTTTTCCACCGATTGAGGACTGTCCGGTCGACGCCGAGTTGCTCGGAAAAATCGAGATCAGAAAGGCGTTGGTCCCTGAGCCAATCGCGCAGTCTCATGTTCACCGCCCGTTGATTCCCTCTTTGGGAGGGATTGACCCGGACGATGGGAGGGGATTTTTCGCGGCCCGGTGATCGAGTTTTTCCCTATGACGCTTTCGTGTCAATGGGGTCAAACATATGTTGTGGCGGCTGTGCCGCCGCTGACAACAGATACCGGAGAAATTAAATTATTAAAGAGCGCCGCTTAGGCGAATTTAATGACAATTATGGCACTTGATCAAATTTTAGATATCGGCCGGATCCGTCACGTTGCGCGTGTTTTCTCTGGCTGGGTATTTTTGTGACTCGGGTGATCACACTAGAAAAAAACCTTTTGACTTGGGTTTGATCCCGGAGGGAGGCTACCGCGATCCTCGGGTTAATTCTCTCTCCGGATCAGGGCTAATGGTGGATCGCCCGCAACATGATCAACCCATCGCGAACGGCGCCGACCGGGACGCCGCCCAAACCTTAAACACCACAGCCGACGTCGTGCCGCTACCGCGCTGGCGCCGCGGCTTCGTCACGCTCCCGCGCGGCTGGCTCGATCATCCCGTGTTTCGTTTTCGAGCGCTGGTCTATGGCCGCGCCGAAGCTTTCGCATGGCTCGTCGAACACGCCGCCTGGGCGCCGCATGACGGACTCGAACGGGGGCAGCTGCGCGCCTCGATCCGGATGCTCGGCGACGCCTGGAAATGGCACCCGAGCAAGGTGTTGAGATTCCTTCGCGATTTACGAATGGAACAGATAATCGATTTTCGCGGAACACATAACAGAACAGAAAAAACGCCCATAACGATCTGTAATTATGCCGATTTTTCGCCGCCGCCGCCGCGCCGTGGAACAGTAAACGGAACAGAAAACCCGAAAACGCGGAACAGAGTCCTAACAAAAGAAAACCATAACCCCCCCATCCCCCTTACGGGGGATTCCCCCCCCGTTGGGAACGGGGGGAGGCGACGCCGTGGTTCTCCGCTCGGAAATCTTTGGGAAGGGGCACGCGATGCTGTCGAAGCCGTCCTCGCGCGAGACGCTGCACGAGCTAACCGCGCTGATAACTCGCCTGTTGCAGCACTACTGGACGGCGACGGAGCCGATCGGCGCGCGCCGGACGCAAATCGAGGATTGGATTGAGGATCTGCGGGAATTTCGGCTGGCGACGGTTGAGGACGCCTGCCGCGAGTGGCGCCGCCTGCCGGATCCGCGGCGACCGCTTCCGGGGGATATTCGCCGCCTCTGTTTGGAGCGGATTTCGACGATCGCCATCACCGCGCAGCCCGACCCGCACCGTGCCGAACGGAACGAGGCGCGGCGCCGGCACGGCGAGGACATGCGCCGCGAGGGGCGCGATCTCATGAACCGCTGGGCGCTGACGAAAGGATTTGCCGACGTCGACGCCTACGCCGCCGACCGCGGAATCCATTGGTCCGCCGCCTATCGCGAACACCTCGCCGAGACGCTCAACCGCTCGACCATCATCGGCCGGACGCCGGCGCCGGCAATCGGCGACGTCGCCCGCGGCCTCGGCGTCACCGCGACCGAATTCAACCCGACACCGGAGCAGATGGCGGCATCGCGCCGGGATCTCGGGATTGACACCGCCGCCACCATCGAGAGGAAGCAAACCCATGTCTGACACCGGCATCGATTACGACGCGCTGCGATCCTACGCCGACCGCGTGATCCACTTGCACGAGGAACGGGATACCCTCAACGGCGACATTCGCGAGGTCTACAAGGAGGCCAAGGACGGCGGTTTCGACACGACGATTCTCCGGGAGATTGTCCGCGAATTGCGAATGGAGTCGGACGCGCGTCATTCCCGATATGCGTTGCTCGACAGCTACCGCGACGCGCTCGGGATGCTCGCCGACATGCCGCTCGGCGCCGCCGCGATGGAACGCGCCGCGGAACCGGCACGCCGCCGGCGAGGTCGGCCGCGGAAGGCGGCGAGCGTCGATCTCGAATTCGACACCGAGCCGGCCGGCGCCGCATAAATGCCCGCCGCCGCCGACCGCTTCCGCCTCACCGCGCCCGAACCGCTCGAGGTCGACATTCATGCCGGATGCGCCGACGCGCTCGATCGGCTGTTGATGCCGCCGGCGTTCTGGTTCACCTATCCGGCCGGCGTCGTGCAACTGTCACCGCAACAGGCGGCGCGATATTCCCGGCTCGGACTAAAGCGCGGACTGCCGGATATTTTCATCCTGCACGACGGCGCCTGGGGTGTCGAATTGAAGCGCCGCGGCGGCACCTTGTCGAAAACTCGCGTTGTTCGCACGCGTCGCGGATCGCCCCGCATCCTGGCCGGGCAAGAGGAAGTGTTTCCGCTGTTGCTCGCGGCCGGAGTTCAAGGAATCGCGGTCTGCCGCTCGGTTGATGAAATGCTCGCGACGCTGCATCGCTGGGGCATTCCGCTGCGGAGGTGGCGCTGATGGAGTGCGTGATCCTGTATCGCACCACGGAGGGCGAGATCGGTATTGTTCGTGACGCGAACGAAATGGAAATCGCGATCTTCCCTAACTTTGATGCCGCAATAGCTCATTGGGAGCAAACCGCGTTGAGGATTCCTTACCAGATCGTCGAATTGGACGAGCTTTGAGGCGATGAAAACTCCCCGCCGCCGGCGCCGCTCCAAACCCGCCGAGATCGATTGGGTGCTCGTCGTGGAATGGCTGAATATGTACCTGGGAGCGGTTGCCGTATGATCGATGATCGTTTCGCCGAAAGCTGCCGCGTTTGCGGCGCGGCGGGCTACGGCAATGCAACCTGTCGCGATTGTGTCAGCCAATGGCCGCGCTTCGGTATGCCGCGCGAAATCGTTGATCAACTGCTGGAAGCACTTTGCGGCGTCTTGGAGCAAGAGCCGTTCATTTACCAGAAATGGCACGGCTGCGATCAAACGCTGTTGCTCAAATTACAGTCACTCGTCGCCGAGGCGCGGTAATGGAACCGACCGCCGCCTATCGCCAACACTTCGCCGTCGTGCCGCCGCGCATCGATGCGGTGGCTTATCGGCCTTACTGGACCGTCAGGACGCGGGTCGACCGTCTGTTGCTCGACGGCACGATCACCTTGCGAGAGTGGCGCGCCGCGGTCGCGTTCCGCGCCGCGCTGTTCGCCACGCTCGCCGCGTCCTGGCCGGCGCGCCGGCTCGACGGGGGAACGGGTTACGGAACACCGGGTCGGATGATCGAGGTCCGCCTCGACGCATTCGCCCGGTTGCGCCGCGTGCGCCATCACCTCGGCGGATTTGCTGCGGGGCTGATCGAGGTATTTTTGATCGACAACGAAAACTGGTCCGAGATCGGCCGGCGCCTCGGCGTCGATCCGAAAACCGCGAAAATGTGGACGGTGGCATCCCTGCGCGCGCTGGTAACGGTTTGATAGGAGGAAGCGATGCGGATCAACATCTATTCGGAAGAATTAACGCCGCGGATCGAGATCGTCGAGAAAACCGCCGCCAACACCGGCGAGACGTTTGTCGGGCTGCGCTTTTATCTCAAATCGCCGCCCGAATTGCATTCAACCGCTGAAGATGACGACACCTCGGCGGTGACGTTATGGGCGCGATCGCGCGACGAGTTGCGTGAAATCATCAAGGGGGTTGTGTTCTGATGCCGGACCTATTCCCGCCGACGCTCGACGAATTGATCGCCTGCGCCGATCGCGAAGTCCGCTATCGCGAAAAGGTTTATCCGCGCATGATCGCCAACGGTCGGATGACGCAGCGCCGCGCCGATCGCGAGATTACCCTAATGCGCGAGATCGCGGCCGAACTGCGGAATATGCTCGGCCGCGCCGCGGAACCGTCACGACGGGCCGGTTAATCTCACCACGCACCAACGGAGGAACTAGCAATGGCTTATGTCGCCGTCAGTCACTCACCGATCCACGTTCGCGAAACTTCCGGGCCTGTCGACCCCGGCTATGGCGTCGGCAGCGAGCATCCCTCGCACCAGCCGGTGCCGCCATCGGGGCCGGTCGATCCCGGCTATGGCATACCGCTCCCGCCGGTCGCGTCGCACCCGATCGCGCCGACACCGGGGCACCCGATCGCCCTTCCGCCGACATATCCCGTTGACCCGGATTATGGTCTGCCGGTGCCGCCGACCGTTTGGCCGCAACCGCCGCGGCCGGTCGATCCGAGCTATGGCATCCCGGTCCCGATCGCGCCGACGCATCCGATCTACACGCCGCCCGTCGGACCGAATAACGATCTCCCCTTGCCGCCGGGGAGCGTATGGCCGCCGCTCCCGCCTTCCATCACCGGCGAGATTATGTGCTTGGTGTGGATCGTCGGCGCCGGCTACCGCTGGACCGTGATCGATACGAGCTTGCAGCCGGAGCACCCGATCGCCCAGCCGCCGCTCTATCCGTCGCACCAGCCGGTTCCCGGCGGGCCGAACCAGCCGCCCGCGACGCCTCGACGCGGCTAAACCGTGGCGCCGCTCTACTTCGTCGTATGGCGCAGGGCGGGGGTGGAATCACCCTCGCTCTATCACGATCACTTGCCAGGGTGGATCCACGGGAAGCACGCCGCCTCGCGCGGCGTCGTCTACGTGGTCCGCCTCGACACCCTCTCAAACGGCGAGCGCTGGGCCGCTATGGGCCTCGACGAGCTCTGGCGCCACTATTGCCGCCTGCGAGACAAGGGCCGTCTGCCGCCGCCTGGGGGCGCTGTGGCGCCAACGAGGAAACCCGTCGGCGGACGGCAACTCGGAGATTGGTGGAAACCGCCGCCGGCGACCTGGGATCAGAGCGCGCCGGGTATGCCTCACCCGCGGCCGGATCGGATCAAACCGAAACCAAACGCACCGGCGCGGATCCGCGAGTGAGGGCGCTGGTGCGAAGCGCATAATCGAATTAGCTATCCGCGATCTGCTGAAAACAAAAGACCCGGCGCGTTGGTGGAACGCGCCGGATCCGATGCGGGCCACAGCGATCGATGAGGATGCATCGTGGCGCTACCGATAGTAGGCGATCCGGCGCCGTTCTACAAGATCGGGCTTGACTCTGATTTCCGGATTTAGGTATGGAAAATGCTAACACTCGCGAATTGTCACTGTTTCGCGTTTGTTGATCTCTCAAATGCCGCACCGCTCCCCTGTTCACCGGGCATCCGGTTATCAGACCAAGGACCAACGCCGCGCCGCCTACGATCGGCAGCGTGGCTCGCCGTCGCGCGTCTATAACCGCCGTTGGCAGCGCTTGCGGCTGGCCTATCTCGCGCAAAATCCCTTGTGTGAGTGCGGCTGCGGGTACGCCGCCACTGTGGTTGATCACAAGATTCCGCACCGCGGCGATAATGCCCTCATGTTCGATTGGGACAATCTGCAAGCGATGACGAAGCCATGTCACGACCGCAAGACTGCGACGCAGGACAGCGGGTTCGCGACGAAGCGAGGGCGCCGATGATCTACAAAGTCAGCATCCAGGCCCCGGCGATCGACGAAGAAGTGACGCTCGCCGCCGACGATGAGGAACACGCGATAGAGCTTGCCGTCGCCAGTACAATGCGACGCCAAGCCGCCGCCGCCACTGTGACCGTCGAGCCGTCGCCGTGATCAACCCCATACCGGGTCCAAAACTAAAAACCCGGTCGCTTGTCGATCGCCCCCCAGACAATCTTTTTCGCTGCCGAAATTGACATGCCGGCGACCGCGCCCGGAAACTCGCCTGGAAAATCCCTGGCTGATCGCGCGCCTGGAAAATCCCGCCGCCCCGCGCCAGCGCGCGCGCCGGAAACTCAACCCTGGCCGGCGGACAAGATCGAACGCTGGGCCGTCGCGAAATTGATTCCCTATGCGCGCAACGCCCGCAAACACGTGCCGCGCAAATCGCCGAGATTGCCGGCGCGATCGCCGAATGGGGCTGGACCGCGCCCGTGCTAATCGACGACGGCGGACGCATCATCGCCGGACATGGCCGGGTTCTCGCCGCGCAACAACTCGGCATCGCCGAGATTCCCGCGATCGTCGCCCGCGGCTGGACCGAGACGCAAAAACGCGCCTACGCGCTCGCCGACAACGAGATCGCGACTCATTCGTCGTGGAATAAGGAATTGCTGCGCGTCGAGCTTTCCGATCTCGCCGCCCAGGCCGTCGATCTCAAACTGATGGGGTTCGATGCCGCGGATATCGCGACGATCGATCCTCGCGCCGGCGAATTGCCCGTCGCGCTGCAACTCGAACCGCCGCGCGAGTATTGCGTCGTTATGTGCGCCGACGCGGACGAATGGGACCGACTCAAGATCGCGCTCGGACTGACACCCGTCCGCCGCGGCGGATACAAGCAAGGATCCGATCTCGGCAACCATGTCGGGACGCAACGCGTCGTGAAGGCCGCGGATCTGCTGCGCCTCATCCATCGGGCGACCGCCGCTGCATGACACGCCTTGCCACTACGAAACCGGGGAGCCACGCGGCGGGAGGAAAGCTGCCGCGCGGCGATGATCCGGGAGTAGGTCGAGCCGGGGCGACGGCTACCCCGGCAATTCTGATCGCCGTCCCCTCGAAAGGTCGCCCCGGACGCGTCCGGACGCAAAAGGTGTTCCCGTCCTGCAAGGTCTATGTGCCGGCATTGGAAGCGCCCGCCTACCGTCGCGCCGGCGCTCGACACGTTGTCGCCGTGCCGGACACCGTTCGCGGCATCACCGCAACCCGCAACTGGATCCTGCGCTCGACCAAATGCCGCCGCGTCGTGATGATCGACGACGACCCCACAATTCAGGGTTACATAAAGTTTTTCCTACGAAACACGATGAAAATTGCGCTCGACGAGGCGCAATGGCTCGGCGAATTCCGCAAGATTTTCGAAGTCACCGAGCAATTGAATTACCGGATTTGGGGCGTCAACAATGGCGCAACCCGCGAATTCTATCCGTTTTTCCCGTTCCGCTTCCGCTCGCATGTCACCGGATCGTGCATGGGGATCGTCAACGACGGCCGGACCTATTTCGACGAGTCGTTCCCCGTGAAGGAAGATTACGAACTTTGCGCCCGCTGCATCAAAGAGGACGGCGGGATCGTCTCGGCGCAATACTTGATTTGGGTCAACGAGCATTGGGACACTCCCGGCGGCTGCACCGATTACCGGACGCACTCGATCGAGCGCGATTGCATCCGCCGCCTGCTGTCCGCCTATCCCGGCATCGTCCGCGCCTCGCACCGCATGGGGCACGGCTACTCCGTCGAGATCGCCGCCTGATGCGCGGACGCCGGCCGAAACCGACCGCCTTGCACCGACTCGAAGGCACCTATCACGCGACGAAACACGGTCGCGACCGCGCCGGCGAACCGATCGCCGCCGGCGATCTCGACGAACCGCCGATCGATCTAACCGACGCGCAGGCCGACCTTTGGCGGGAATGCCTCACCGACGCGCCGGCCGGCGTCGTGAAACGGATCGACCGCAAGGTGCTCGGCGTGTTCGTCGAGGCCGCGGACCGGCACAACATCGCGCGCAACTCGCAGGCGATTTTGAACAGCGATGCCGGGATGTTGAAACTCTTAACCAAGGGACCGAACGGGACGCTGGTGCCGTCGCCTTACAACACGATCTTGAAGGAAACCGCCGACACGATCTTGAAGTGCGCCGACCGGCTCGGGTTCTGCCCGACCGCTCGGCCGCGGATCAAAGTCGACGATCCCGCCGCCGATGCCGGCGACGCGTGGGCGCCGCTGCGGCTCAAAGTCCTCCCCGGAGGTCGCGGCGATTGAGTACGGACGAATTCGTCCTCGACGCGATCGGCTACGCCGAGGACGTCGCCGCCGGGAAGCAGATCGTCAGCCAACACGCGCGCCTTGCCTGCGAGCGGTTCCTGCGCGATCTCGACGAGGCCAAACATCCCGGATCGGAGTGGGAGTTCCGCCAGGACATCGCGTGGCGTGCGATGTATTTCGCCGGCCAGATGACGAACATCAAAGGGCCGGACGCCGGCAAACCGATTCAACTGATGTCGTGGCAGAAGCTCGCCTACGCGAACATTTTCGGCTGGGTGGAACGCGGCACCGAGACTCGTCGCTTTCGACAGGGGGTCGTCTTCGTGCCGAAGGGAAACGGCAAAACGACGATCTCGGCGCCGCTCGCGATGTATATCACATTCGGCGAGGACGAGGGCGGAGCCGAGGGCTACGCTGCCGCCGTGACCCGCGATCAGGCGCGAATCCTGTTCGACACCGCGCAACACATGGCGCGCCGCTCGCCACAGATGCGGGACGGCTGGCATGTCGGCGTGTTGACGAATTCGATTTTCCAGCAGCACTCGGCGTCGCGCTTTGTGCCGATCTCGTCGGACGCGAAAGCGCTCGATGGACTCAACGTCTCGGTCGCCGTTTGCGACGAGATCGGATCGCACCGGACCAGTGAGGTTTACGATGCGCTTATCACCGCCATGGGGAAACGTCGCCAGCCGTTCCTACTCTCGATCTCGACCGCAACCGGCAACAACGCCGGCATCGGCAAGCAGGTCTGGGACTACGGGATGCGGGTTCTGCAACAAAGTCAGAAAGATGATCGGCTTTTCGCCCTCATCTACTCGATCGACGAATCCGACGATCCCTGGACCGAGGAAACCTGGATAAAGGCAAATCCCGGCTGGGGCGTCTCGGTTCAACCCGACGCGATCCGCGCCATCATGCGGCAAGCGCGCAACAACCCGGCGCAAGAGGCGGCGGCGCGGACCCGTCACCTCAATGTGTGGATCGGCGCCGACGAAGCCCTGTTCTCAATGCGCGCGTGGAATGCCTGCGCGCGGCAAAACCTGGCAGTCGACGAATTCGAAGGTCGCCCTTGTCACCTTGCGCTCGATCTCGCCTCGAAAACCGATCTCGCCGCGCTGGCGATCATGTTCCCGGACGGCGCCGGCGGCTATGTCGCGTTCTCAAGGTGCTATCTCAACGAAGCCGCCGTGATGGAAGCACGCAACGCGTCCTACCCTGGATGGGCCGCGGAAGGCGACCTGATCGTCACGCCGGGAAATGAAACCGATTTCTCGATGATCGAGGACGAGATCGTCGAATTGTGCCGGCGGTTCAACGTGCAGTCCGTCGCCTATGATCCGTGGGGATCGACCCAGCTCGCGCAACGGCTGCGCGACCAAAACGTCCCGATGATCGAATTCCGCGCCACGACGCAAAATTTCTCGGAACCGACCAAGGAACTCGATGCCGCGATGCGCGCCGGCCGGCTGCAACACGACGCAAACGGCCCGCTCGGCTGGTGCATCGGGAATGTCGTCGGCCATTACGATGCGCGCGGCAATGTCTATCCGCGGAAGGCGCGCCCGGAAAATAAGATCGACGCCGCGGTCGCGCTGATCATGGCAATCGCCCGCGCGATGACCGATGAAGGCCCATCGATTTACGAAACCCGCGGGCTGGTGCTGCTGGGTTAGATGGCAACCCTGCGCGAGCGCGTCGGTCAATGGCTGTTGGGTGGACCGCCGCCGGCGCCGCCGGAAACCAAAGCCGACTCGGCGATTACCTCGACGCTGGGCGGCTTGGGCTGGCCGCAGCCGATGCTTTATGCGGCGCTCGGCGGCTATGCCAGCAACAGCGGCGTTCCGGTTACACCGTTTACCGCGCTGCAATCGGCCGCGGTCTATGCCTGCATCCGCGCGATCAGCCAGGACATTGCAATGCTGTCGCCGTTTGTGCGGCGGCGCCTTGCCGGCGGCGGCTATCGGCGAGAATTCGCGCACCCTCTGCACAAGCTATTTATGCGCCCGAACCGCTGGCAAACGTGGTTCGAGTTCATCGGCTATGTCGTGACGGCGATATGTCTCCGCGGGAATGCCTTTATCGTCATCGAACGCGATCAGGACGCGAACCCGATCGAGTTGGTGCCGATCGCTCCCGATCGCTGTTCGATCATGCTCACCGAGGACGGCGAGCTTTGGTATCGCATCAATTCGCGCCGGCTCGGCTACGGGATTCTCGTACCGCCCGATGACATGATGCACGTCAAGAATGTCTCGCTCGACGGCTACGTCGGCGTATCGCCGATCGCGATTGCTCAGGACGTGATCGGCCTCGCGCTGGCGACGCAACAACACGGCGGGATCCTGTTCCGCCAGGGCGGACAGATCGGCGGCGTTGTCCGGCATCCCGGCAAACTGTCGAAGGAAGCCGGCGACCGGATCGCTAATTCATGGCGCGAAACCCATGCCGGCGTTCAGAACGCGCATAAGGTCGCAATCCTTGAGGAAGGGATGTCGTTCGACAAGATCGCGATGACCAATGAGGACAGCCAATTCCTCGAAACCCGGCGGTTCCAAGTCATCGATATTTGCCGCCTCTATGGCGTGCCGCCGCATCGCCTGGGCGAACTCGATAAGGCGACACTGAACAACATCGAGCAACAAAATCAGCAATACGTCGACAGCGCGCTAAAGCCGACGACTACATCGATCGAGCAACTGTTCGATCATCATCTATTGTTCGACGAAGAACGCCCGGCGTTGCAGTGCAAATTCGATTTTGACGAAATGACGCGCGGCGATTTCCTGACTCGCTCGCAAGGCTACCAAATCGGCACCCTCAACGGCTGGCTTTCCCGCAACGAGGTCCGCGCCCGTGAAAATATGGACCCGATCGAGGACGGACACGGCGACGAATACCGCGTGCCGCTGAACACCGCCGTTCCCGGCGCCGACCTCACGCCGCAAGCGACCGCGCCGATGGATACGCCGAACGCGCCATCGGCAAAGCCGCCGAAACCGGAACCGGGGGCGACCGATGCAGCTAGTTAGCGCCGCCGAATTCAAAAGCTACACCCGCGCGAATGTTCGCGCCGCGAAAGGACTCGGCCTTTACAAGCAGATGATCGCGCCGGCCGTGCCTGCGACCGGCGCCGAGCGCGCGTTGCGCTTTACGATCTCGACCGGCACCGTCGACCGCGAACAGGATCGGATCGCGCTCGCCGGCTGGGATCTCGCGAACTTCCGGCGCAATCCCGTCGTGTTGTGGGGCCATGACGCCGGACGTCTCCCGATCGGCCGCGCCTTTGATTTGCGGATCGAGGATGCCGCGCTGAAAGCCTCGATCGAGTTCATCCCGGCCGATACGCCCGAAGGCGGCCCGCTCGCCGAGGCTGTTTATCGCCTCGCTCGAACCGGCTTCATCGCCGCAACCAGTGTTGGCTTTCGCCCGATCAAATGGGAATACACCCGCGATCAGGGACGCGGCGCCGATGATTGGTTCCCCGGCATCGACTTCGAACAGCAAGAGCTAGTCGAGCTTTCCGTCGTCACCGTGCCCGCCAATCCTGAGGCGCTGATCGAAGCGCCCGGACCCGGCGAAGGCACCGCGATCGCCAGCGACACGCCGCCGGAAACCGGCGAGGAAATCACCAATTTCGACGCTTTGCGAGCGCGCCGCCGGCGCGTCTTTCTCTTTGCACAAGCCGGCGGGTCTGTGCGGGACACCGGAAATTGAAATGACGTTATCCGAACGGCATCGCCAACTGAAGCACGAGCGTTCCGAGATCGTGGCGAAAATGGGCGCGATCGTGCGCCAGGACGAGGACGAAAACCCGCCCTCGAACGATGAACAAGAAACCGCAATGGGCGCGCTGACGGCGGCACTCGCCGCGCTCGACGCCCGGATTGCCCGCTGTGAGGCGGCAATGCGCGCCGAGGCGGCGATCGCGACCGCCAACGATGACAACGAGGACGAGGACGACACGACCGAGGAAGCCGCGGCGTCCGGCACCGTGCGGCGCAACGGCAGTTTCCGCGTCAACGGCAACGGCTCGCCGGCCCGCGCCAAACGGGACTCGCTCGCGGGCTTAAAGGAACCGCGCGGCATCCGGGCATCGCGCTATGTGCTCGGCCTGCTACATGCGCGCTTCAACCATGTCTCGAACGAAAAAGCCGCGGAATGGGTGTCGAACCGCTTTGGCGATGACATCGTCGCCCGTGCGCTCGTCAGCAACATCACCGGACAGGGTGGCGCGCTGATCCCGCAAGACTTTATGGCGGACCTGATCGAATTGCTCCGCGCCTCGACCGCCGTCCGCGGCGCAAACCCGATGGAAGTCGGGATGCCGATGGGCAACCTGACGATCCCGCGCCTCGCCGGCGGCGCAACCGCGGCGTATCAAAACGAGACTGACGACATCGCCGTGTCGCAAGAGCGGTTCGACGATGTCAACTTCGTCGCGAAGAAATTGACCGCGATGGTTCCCGTCTCGAACGACTTGATTCGCCGCGCGCCGATCGGCGTCGAGGAGGTCGTGCGGGATGACCTTGTTCAAACGATCGCGCGCCGGGAGGATCTTGCCTTCCTCCGCGGCAACGGCACCGACAAGGGGCCGGTCGGGATGCGATCTCTTTGCCTGCCCGCGAACCTCATCACGGTTACGGCGATGCCCGCGACGCCCGCGCCAGGGGATCAGTTGACCGCGATCCTCGCGGGAGCGTCCGCGGCGATCCTGGCCTTGCAAAATGGCATGTCCCGCATGATCCGCCCGACATGGATCATGGCGCCGACGATCGCCCGCTTTATCGCAACCGCCCGCGATCAGGTCGGCGGGTTCTACTTCAAAGACGAAGTCGAGCGCGGGATGTTCGAAGGCTACCCGATCCGCCTCACGCAGCAGATCCCGACGAATTTGGTGATGACGACCTACACCAAGGCGTCGGAAATCTATTTCGTCGACATGGCGGATTTTGTGATCGCCGACACATACAACGTCGTCGTCGATGCCTCGGACGTCGCCGCCTACAATGACGGCGTCGCGATGGTGTCCGCTTTCCAGCGGGATCAATCCTTGTTCCGCGTGATCGCCGAGCACGATTGCAACATGCGGCACCTTCAATCGCTCGTCGTTCTGTTGACGCAGGATTGGGCATTCTCGGGCGTTCCGGGTGCGCCCGGCGCGCCGTGGTCGACCCAGCCGCTCAACCCAACGTGGTCGCAAGCCGCCGCCATCCGGCCCGCGCTCGCGACCGGGGCGAACGCGCCGCCGACGCTCACCGATCCGATCTAACTGGAGCCGGAGCGATGCCCGTTATTGGCCGCGACGACGAAGTGGTTCAGATCACCGTCGCAACGCAATTCGCCAGCTATTATGCAGGCGAGAAGGCCGCTTTTCTGCCCGAGCAAGCGCAAGCTATCGTGGCAAGAGGAGTCGGCACTTCGACGGGCACGACCGCAAAATTGACCGGCGGCGCGATCGCGGACGCCGTTGCGCTCGTCGCCGCGCTCAAGGCGATCGCCGATGGCGGGTTCGCGATCACTATTCACGGGACCGCCCGGCAAGTCGGGCCGATCAATTTCGCCGCGATCGCCGCCGCGCCGGACGCCGCTGCGCTGATAGATGCCGCGATGGGAACCGCCGCAATTTGCGCCTGGACCGGCGGTAATCATTTCCTGATTACGGGCGCCGCGACGGGACCGGCGGCAACGATCGGTTTTGCCAGCCCGCCCGCATCCGGAACCAACATTGCGACAACCTGCGCGCTAACCGCGGCGGCGGGCGCCGCGCTTACACAAGGAACCTAATTATGGCAACCGAGGACGCACCGACCACGACCCCGAACTCGATCGAGGGCATTCCGCCACGCGAAACCGTCGTTACCTTTACAACGCATTTCGCCAGCTATAACGCGGGCGAATCGGCGGCTTTCACACCGGATGAGGCGCAAAAGCTGGTCGACGAAGGGGTGAGCGTCCTCGGGGGCGGAGCGGACGCCCCGCCGATCAACATCGATGTTCCCTATGCGAGCCAGCAAGGCGATCTCGTCAACTGCACTATGGGGAACTGGACGGGAGAGCCGAGCGGCTACGCCTACCAGTGGCAAAGCGATGGCGTGGACGTCGGCGAGGACACGCCCTACACGGTGACGGCCGACGATGCCGGAAAGACTTTCACCTGTATCGTGACCGCAACCAATGCCGCCGGCTCGACCGCGGCGCCGCCGTCGAATGGAGTCGTGATCGTCGCGCCGGCCGGCGACGCTCCCGCCCATACCGCGGCGCGACACGCCACAACCGGACGGAGGGGACGATGACGGATCTTATTCCGGGCAGCTTGGTACAGATGCGGACCTTGCGCCGCTTCTCGCATTACAACGCCGGCGAAATGATCGCCGTGCCGATGGATGCGGCGCAGGATCTCGCGCGCAAGCGGCTGGCGCAACCGATCCAAATTCTGGTGCCGCCACAGGTCGCCGCCGCCTCGGATGCCCCGCAGCCGCGCCCGCCAATGGGGACCGTGCGGAAGTAAACCGATGTATGCCGCCTTGCGGGTCATCACGCCGCCCGCAACTGAGCCGATCACGACCGCCCTCGCGCGCCAGCATTGCCGAATCGACGCCGATTATGACGATTCCCTTGTCGCGATGTATGTCACGAGTGCGCGGCTGTGGGCCGAGGCATTCCTAAACCGCGCGCTGTTCACGCAGCACTTGCAATTCAACGTTACCTGGGCGCCGCCGCCGACCGCGACTCCGCTTGTGCCGCAATCCCTAATCGTGTTTCCGCTCAACTGGCCGCCCCTGGTTAAGCGACCGATCGAGCTACCGCGCGCGCCCGTGCAATCGGTCGAGCAAATCACCTGGGGGCCGCTCGACAACATGCAGCCGGCCGATCCGGACGATTATCAACTGAACCTGGGAGTCGAGCCGGGGTATGTCGCGGTCAAACCGCAGCTTCTCCCGCAAATCCCGCAGCAATCGATGATCATCGATTACACCGCGGGGTATGATGACAGCGATCCGGAAGCTGTGCCGATGCCGATCCGCCATGCAATCCTGCTGCTGACGGCATTTCTTTACGAGCAACGCGGCGACGTCGCCGCCGACATGCCTGCCGCCGCGATCTCGCTCATGCAACCTTACCGCCTTTGGACATTCGCGGGATGAGCCGAGGCGAGCGCGTCGGAATGATCCTGGGCTTGGTGCTGATCGTCGGCGCCGTCGTCGCCGTTATTGCGGTGCTGGTTTTCGGTGCGTGAATTGGCGACACTTCCGCCAGCAGGGATTTTTAACGGTCGCGATCGTGCTGGCGAGCGCCGGGATTGCCTCGACCTTTTTCCCATTCCTCGACTTGCGCGAAGCCCTGATCCTGATCGCGATCCTCGCGCTGATGATCGGCTGGATTCCGTAATCGATGCCCGATAACCCGTCCGGCGCCATCCCCGGCGTGAGTGGCATCGGTGCCTTGCGCTGGCGCGTCACCCTCTACCGCCGAGATCAGGCTCCGGGGCCGGGCAATCGGATCGCCGAGACGCTGGTGCCGATCGCCGTTTGCCAAGCCGACATTCAACCGACCTATCCCTCGACGTTCTACAATTCCGCTCAGATCGACACGCCGATCACGCACCTGATCCGCCTACGCTGGGCCGATTACGTCCCGAATGTCTATGTCGTGATGCGGAGCACGCTGCGGCCGAGCGACGGGACCATGCGGACCGAACTTTTCCGCGTCCGGCGGGTGAAGGAGATCGCCGGCCGGAAGCGCTTCGCCGAACTCGAGGTCGAACTCGAACGCTCGAAAACGACCGACACCGACTCCGATGCTGAGCGCGAGCAGATGTTCGCCGAGGGCGCCGTCGCCGTGACGCCGTTTCATTGACGGCCACACCGGCAGGAAAGGACATCCTATGACCGCAGGCATATGGTTCTGGATCCTCTACGTCGTCTCAATCGTGGTCAGCGGCGGCTGGTACTGGCGCACTCCCGCCTCGCAGCCCTATGGCCCTTTTTCCCTGATCTTCTTCATCCTGATCGGGCTGTTGGGCATCGGCGCCTTCGGGTCGCCGATCCGATGAACGCTCATCGGGACGCCCGCCGCCCGCCGGATCCTCCCCGCGATCGCGAGGAACCGATGCTGCAATTTTTCGAGTTCGCGCACCTTCCCGCGGACCTTCAAACGGTCAGCGCACCCTTCCATGATCTTGCGATTGAGCTTATGGACACCCTGCCGCGCAATCCCGAGCGCACCGTCGCGCTGCGGAAATTGCTTGAAGCCAAGGACTGCGCCGTCCGCGCCGCGCTTTACAAATGACCGCGCTAAAATTGGAGATCACCCATTGGGGCGACGTCGAACTCGACAAAAAGCACCTTCGCGCGCTGATGCGCTCGGCCGCCAACAACATCAAGACGAAAACCGCGCGGCTGATCAATCAAACGTCCGGATCCGGCCGCATGTACCGCGGCGGCGGCGGCGCCGCCTACCGCGGATCCTACCGTCCCGGCCATTACACCGCCTCGGCGCCGGGTCAGCCTCCCGTCCGCGTGTCCGGCTATCTCCGGAGTTCGCTGCGCGCCTACGCCTACCCCAGCGGTGAAGGCTTCGCCGTCCGGGAACGGCAATTCTATTCGCTGTTCCTCGAAAGCGGGGCGCGTGGAGGGGGCAATCCGGGAAGCCGATACGGCGTCCGCGCTCGCCGCAACCTCGCCCGCCGCCGCCGAGTTCAAACCTTTCTATCCCGCGTGTTGCTCCCTCGGCCGCACCTAGACCGCGTGATGGAACAGGAAGCCCCCGAACTCGATCGCCGCGTCCGCGAGGCGCTCGATCAATCCCTGACTTGGCGCGAAACGAAGAAGTGACCGGGATCCTCGACGCCACGATCGGCCATCTTCGCGCCTACTGTCCGCCATTCGGCGGACGCGTCGCCGGCGCCGCCGATTTCGCGCATGGGCTGCAAAATTACAACGCGAACATGCCGCTTCCCGCCGCCTACGTCGTGCCGCTCGACCAAGAGTCGGACGGCAACCGCAACATGACCGGGCTTTTTCAATTCGTGCGAAAGACCGTCGGCATCGTCGTCGAACTCGACGCGCAACCGGACCGCCGCGGACAAGACCCGGCGATGACCTATGACGGCATCGAGGCCGCGATCTTCGCCTCGATCCTCAATTGGGCGCCGGTCGAGTGTCGCATCCCGAACGCGCAAGGCTACTGGTTCGCCGGCGGTCATTTCCTCGATCTCGACCGCGCGCGGCTGTTCTACCAATGGGAGTTCGCGATCAACTACCAGCTAACCGAGGACGACGGCTGGCACAGTCCCGATCCCGCCGTCGATCTCACCAGCGTTGAACTCGACATCTATACCGCGCCGCCGTTCGACATGCCGCCGCCGGACGGACGCGATCCCGCAATCATTGAAAAACTCAACATGGAGCCGACGCCATGAAGTTGAAGCCTGCACCGGGCCGCGCCGTCCGCGATCCGTCGAATATGCAATTGCTCCCCGAGGACGGCCGGGACGTGCCGGACAATGCATTCTGGCGCCGCCGCCTGCGCGACGGCGACGTCGTGGAAGCCGCCGAGACGCGCTCGACGCGCCGCCAACACGGCGAGGATACGACCCGGGGATGACGATTTCTCTCGACCGCGAAAGGAGTAAACCGCCGTGGCGATAAACTTCACCTACTATCCGACATCGAACCGGGTGCCCGGCGTCTATGTCGAAATGGACCCGTCGCAAGCGAACACGGCGCAAACGCTGCAACGCTCGCTGTTGATCGGGCAAATCCTCTCGACCGGCACCGCAGTTCCGGACATCCCGGTCGAGGTCGAGTCGATGGTACAGATCCAGAACCTTTGCGGCCGAGGCTCGATCCTCGCCGACATGGCGACGGAATATCTTGCCGGCGATGATTTCGGCGATCTGTGGCTTTTGCCGCTCGTCGACAATCCGGCCGCGATCGCCGCGACCGGGTCCGTCGCCTTCACCGGCCCCGCGACCGCGCCGGGAACGCTCAACCTCTACATCGGCGGCGACCGCGTTCAATCCGCGGTCTATGCCGGCGATAGCGCGACCGTGATCGCCGCGGCGCTCGAAACCGTGATCGCCGCGAATCCCGATCTCGTCGTGACCGGGGTCGCCGCCGCCGGCACGATCACGCTAACCGCAAAAAACAAGGGGCAGGCGGGCAACGGGATCGATCTCCGGATGAATTACCTCGGGACCGCCGGCGGCGAAGCGACACCGCTCGGCGTCACCGTCGCGATTACGCCGATGACCGGCGGAACCGCAAATCCCGACATCGGCCTCGGCCTCGCAAACCTGAGCGATCAGACTTACGATTTCATCATCGAGCCGTACACCGACACGGCGAATCTAAACCTGATCAAAACCTTCCTCGATGACGCGCAAGGCCGCTGGTCCTGGGAGCAGATGCTTTACGGCGGCGCCTTCTCCGCGTTCCGCGGCACCCTCGGCGAATGCACCGCTTTCGGGAACGGGCGCAATGATCAGCATATGTCGATCATCGCCTTTAACGACTCGCCCGATCCCCCTTGGAATTGGGCGGCGCATATCGGCGCGAAGTGTGCCGCATCCCTGCGCGTCGATCCCGGCTTGCCGCTGCAATACATCACAACCGACCTTGCGGCGCCGCCCGTCGCCTCGCGCTGGTCGATCGGCGAGCGTAATACCCTGCTGTATGACGGGATGAGCACCTATCGCGTCGGCGATGACGGCAGCGTCATCATCGAGCGCATGGCGACGACCTATCAAAAGAACGCCGCCGGCGCGACTGACAATTCCTACCTCGACGTTGAAACCATGTACGGGCTGATGTTCGTCGCGCGCGATCTCGCAAACTACTTGCTGGCTCGCTACGCGCGGAAAAAGCTCGTTTCCGACGTGACGCTCGTCACCGCTGGCTCAAATTGCGTCACCGCCTCGATGATCCGCGCGTCGGTGATCAGCGAATATCGCGCGCTCGAAACCGCCGGATATGTTCAGAACTCGGCCACCTTCGCGAAAAACATCGTCGCCGAGGACGCCGGGAATGGGCTGGTCAAGATCCTCGCGCCCGTGGACCTTGTTAATCAGCTCCGACAAATTGCGATATTACTTCAATTTAGGAAGTCGTGACGTGACGCCCGCGAAGCGCGAAGCGTATGACCGATGGTATGCCACGCATCGAGAGGCGTGGCTTGCCACTCGACGCGCCCGCTATGCTGCTGATCCGACACCGCATCGTGAACGGGTGAAGGCTTGGCAACAGGCGAATCCCGAACGGGTATCCGCCATCTATCAGCACTTTCAAGAGAACAACCCTGGTTATGCCCGCTGGCATTATCATTCCACAGAGCAACGCAAGATCGGCCACATCCTGCGAAAAGCTCTTCACTCCGCGCTAATCAACAACCTTAGTCGCCGGGACTGGTATCGGAATTCCAAGTTGGGGCCGCTTCTCGGCTGTTCTAAGCCCGCGCTGATCGCGCATATCGAGGCGCAATTTGAACCCGGCATGTCCTGGGAAAATCACGGCCGATCTGGCTGGGAAATTGACCATATCCGGCAATGTAATTCATTCGATCTCACCGACCGGAAAGAGTTGGCCGCCTGTTTCCACTACACGAATCTGCGCCCGCTGTGGCGCGCCGACAACCTCAGCCGACCGCGAAAGGAGTAGGGGCTATGGCCGCGTGTGAAAGACTCGCCGGAATCACCGGCTTAACCATAGATGGAAACGCATATTTGGTCGTGAGCGATGTCACATGGTCGCCCGCCCGATGGAAACGCGAGACGCTTGTCGGCCTCGACAGCGTGCACGGCTTCTCGGAAGTCCCGCTACAGGGCTATATCGAGGCGACGCTCCGAGATCAAGGTACGATCACCGTTGGCGACTTCAACGACATGCGGTGCGTCGAGGTGATGGTGACGCTCGCCAACGGCAAAGTCGTCGCCGGCTCGAATATGTGGAACACGGCGGCGCTCGAAGTGAAGGCCGCGGAAGGCACCTTCGTCGTGCGCTTCGACGGCGTCAACGTCGCGGAGCAATAGGCCCATGTCCGATTTGCGCCTCAACGGCGGCGGCGAACTCGAACTCGGCGACGCGGACATGACCGTCGACGAGCCGCGGACCCTCGACATCGAGATCGATCCGCCGATCACCCTCGCCGATAAGAAATACGAGACGCTGCACCTTGCGGAACCGACCGCCAAGATGGTCGAGATCGCCGAACGCGAACTCGGCGCAAATATGTCAGTCCATGCGCTGCGGCGATATCAGATCGCGCTCGTCGCCCAAGGCGCGAAGGTGCCCGTCCCGGTGGTCGAACGGATGCTGATTTCTAAGGTCCGAGAGGGCGCCGATTTTTTAGCGAGCTTTATCGGCGGTGGCCCAGCAACTGGCGAGACGTGATCGCCGATCTGACCTATTGGTGGCGCTGGGGACCGGACGACGCCTGGGGGCTGACGGGCACCGAACTTCTATGGTGGCTCGAACAGACCAAGCGCATCGCCGCCGCCCAACAACGTCCGCGTGACGAATAATGGCCGGCTATGCCGTCACCTTTTCCGTTGTCGACGAGGCGACCAAACAACTCGACGCGATCCGGCGCCGGATCCAAGGCGTTTTCGCGCCGATCGAACAACACCAGCGCGCCGCGAAGCAACTCGTCGACGCCAGCGGCTTAAAGAAAGTCGCGGAGGGGTTTAAGGGTGTCGGCGAAGCCGGCGCGACGGCGTTTTCATCCCTCGCGCGCATCGTTCCGGTGCTTGGCACCATCACCGGCGCCGCCTCGGTTGCCGGGATGGCGAAACTCGCGGAATCGACCGCGAATTTTGCTCGCGCACTGCAACTCAATTCCACCTACATCGGCACGACCTCGCAGCAATTACAGACGATGCAAAACGGGTTCCGCATCGCCGGCGGCAATGCCGACACGATGACCGAATCTCTGAAAAACGTCGCGAAAACCAGTTACGACGCCTTTCTCGGCCGCAATGCGACGGCGGCGGCGCGGCTGGGTCAACTCGGGATCGCGCTACGCGACAATAACGGGAATTTACGCAGTGCAGTGGATTTGCAAGGCGACGAGATCGATGCAATCAGCAAGATCACCGACGCCCGCGACCGCGAAACGACGGCAACCGAACTTGGCGGGCGTGCGCTCTTTGACGTCGTGGAGCAGTACCGCCTATCCGGGAAATCGAGACAAGAAGCCGAGGCGCAAGCGGCGAAATACGGTTCACTGACGAAAGAACAGATCGACGATCTGCATCAATTCCATGATGCAATGGGCGAGGTCAACGTCGCGTTTAATCGGCTCGCCGAGGATTTCGGCGCCGCGATGGCGCCGTACTTCACGCCGTTTTTACAGTTCCTCGCGGCATTGGTCCGGGATCACAAACCGGCAGTGATCGCCGCGCTCGGCGCGATCGGCGTCGCGGTGTCCGCGTTAGGCACGCTGTTCACAATTCAGCTTGGGATCAAGGCCGTCGGGGCCGTCACCGGCCTAACGGCAAGCATCGGCACGATGGGCTTGTCGATCACAAAGGCGCTCGGCCCGCTCGCCGCGCTATTCGCGGCCTATGAAGGCGCAAAGTCCGTCATCGCCGATCCCGGCAACCTGGCGCCCGGCGCCGGCTTGTGGAAGTCATTTCAAAACATCATCAAAGGGAAAGCGCCTTGGGCCGAGGGCTATTTCCCGACCGACAAAAACCCTCTCGCGCCGCCGCCGGCCGCGGGAACGCCCAACGCCGGCCCGGTGCTCGATCCCGGCGGCAACCCGGCCGCGACACCGGCGCCGGCCTCGCCGCCCGCCCCGGCGCGTCACAGCGGATCGGTGCCGCGCGCCGGCGGGATGCGCGCGACGCCGGCATCCTACACGCCGTCGGAAGGGGCAACGCCGGCAACGCCGGCCGAAGGACCGGCGCCCGCCGCCGGCCCGACACCCGCCGCCGGTGACTCGTCATTCATCAAAAAACAGGAAGGACTCGTCCTACATCCCTATTCCGACGTCGGTCATCAGGCGGTCGGCTACGGGCACGACTTCACCGCGGCAGAAAAACAGCAAGGATTCGCGACGGGCGCGAGCGGGCAGCGCATCCCTATCGGCAAGATCACGAAAGCACAGGCCGACGACCTATTTACGGCGGACTATCAACAGCGGGAGACGCAAGTCAGCAAGAGGGTTGGCGGCGGCTGGCAAAACCTAAACGCCAATCAAAAAGAAGCCGTGATGTCCTACTATTACAACACCGGACGATTGCCGCGCGGCATCACCGAGAACGTGCAAAGCGGCAATTTGCCCGCGGTTGCGGAGTCGTTGGAACACGGGATCAGCACCGTTCACGGACAATCCTTTGCGCCGCTCGTTAGGCGACGACATGAGGAGGCGGCGCTGTTTAACAAGCCCGCCGCACCCGCCGCGACCGGCGCCCCGGCGCAAGTCACCGGCGGACCGCCCGTCTCGGGATCCGTCGACGTGACCGTGACGCACCGCAACCCGCCGCCCGGTGCGACCGTCACCGCGACCGGCCGCGGCGACGGCGTCAACGTCGCGCATCCGCGCGTCGAGCAGCAACAGTTGCAGAACGTATGAGCGACCGCGGCATCGGCCCGCTTGTTCAAACCGCAGGCACTCGCCTTGCTACCGATCAGAGCGGGCAATCCTGGCTCGACTCGTCGTGGTGGCGTCAACTCCAGCCGGGATCGTGGCGCGGCGTCGGATTTGTAATGGACGCCGCCGAGACTAAGGCCGGCCGGCGGACCGTGTTGCATGAATATCCCTACCGCGACACCGTCTGGGTCGAGGACATCGGGCGCCTGCCCCGCCGGTTTAACTTCCAGGCATTCCTCGTCGGCGATGACGTCTATCAACAGCGGGCCGCGATGCTCAAAGCCTGCGAGCAAGCCGGCGCGGGGACGCTGGTGCATCCGACGCTGGGCAGCGTGCAATGTGTCCTTGTTGATTTCACCACAACCGACCGCCGCGAGCGCGGCCGAGTCGTCGAGATCGCTTTTCAATTCGTCGCCGCCGCCGACGTCGTCGCACCGCAGGCGAGCGTTGCGACGGGTGACGCGGTCAACGCCGCCGCCGGCGCGCTCAACGCCGCTTCGTCCGGCGATCTCGGTCGCACCTTGACCGATCTCGGCAATCTGCCGGCCGCCTCGACCGCCGCGATTCCGCAATTCGCCGACATCGCGGTTAACACCGTCAACGACGCGACGCGAGCGCTGAACGCCGTTCGCGGCCTTACCGGATATTTCGGGCGATATGCCGGCGGACGCCGCGCGACGATGTTGCCGATCGGCTCGACCGTCTCGACCGCGCTATCCGCCTCGATCACGACCCGCTCGGCCGTCCTCGATGCCGCCGCGACGCTGACCGGCGCAGCGGCGGCGCTGTAGGCCCATGATGCGGTTGCGCGCTACTATCCCCCCAGGCGATCCGTTCCCCCCCTCACAGGCCCCGCAGCGGGGAGAATTGACCCCTTCCGATGGCCGGCGAAGCCTTTAGCGCGGCGTCGGCCGATCTGGCGACCGCCATCCTCGGCGCGACAACCGACCCGGCCGACTCGGTCCGCCTGTTGCTACCGCTCGCCGGCTGGATCCCGCCGGCTCTACCCGGTCGCGGAGCGCTTGCCGACATCGCCCGCCGGGGGCAAGACGCCCTCGCCTCGAATTTGCGCTGTGCCGCCTGCGCGGCGCTCGGCCAAGCGGCGCAACTCTATCAACCGATCTCCTATCAAGACGCGCAATCGCTGCGCCTCTTGGTTTGCGACGCGCTCGACGCGGAAGCGACCCGCGCCGCCGATGCCGGCCGCGATGCAACCTATCAGGCGTTGCGCACCCTGCGCGCCGCCGTCGCGCTCGACCTCGCCGTCCGCGGCGCGACGCTCGCGGCGCTCGTCGAGATCACGACGCGCGTCCCGATGCCATCCCTCGCGGAAGCCTGGACCCTTTATCAAGATACCAGCCGGGAACCGGAGCTGGTCGCCTCGGCCGATCCGCCGCATCCGCTATTTCTGCCGGTCACCTTCCCGGCCTTGGCGCGGTAAATGGCGGCCGTAATGCCGATCGGCTGGCGCATCTATCTCATCATCGGCCTGTCGCTCGTTTGTTTTATCGTCGTCGCCACGATCGCCGGAGTGATTCGGTGATGTCCGACGTCGTGCTCGACGATCTCGAGGTAAGCGCGAAGGCGCCGGCACAACCCGACGCCGCGGATCCTAACGTCCTTACGCTGATCGTCGGCGGCAAAGCCTGGATCGGCTGGCAGCGCGTTTCGGTCATGCGCTCGATGGATACGGTGCCGGCAAATTTCGACATCCAAGTCACCGAGAAATATCCGAACACCGGCGACATTTCGATCAAGCCGGGGGATCCCTGTCAGGTCAAAATCGGCGGCGATCTCGTGATCACCGGCTACGTCGACCGCTACATCACGACGGTCAGCGGACGCGCGCACGATGTCCGCATCAGCGGGCGCAGCAAATCCGAGGATCTCGTCGACTGCGCCGCCTTCGTCGGTTCCAAGGATAACCCGACGTACCAGATCCTTGGCGGCAAAACCCTATCGATTGCCCACGCGCTTGCCAAACCCTACGGCGTCACGGTGTCGAGTCTGTCCGGTGATGGCGTCGACATCCCGCAATTCAACATCAATCTGGGCGAGACGGCCTGGGAGATCATCGACCGCATCACCCGCTTTTCATCCCTCGTCGCCTACGATCTGCCGGATGGCTCGCTGGTGCTGGCGAAAACCGCGACCGAAAAGATGTCATCGGGCTTCGTGCAAGGCGTCAACGTCGAGGTCGGGCAAGTCACCTACACAATGGACGAGCGATTCTCCGAATATGAAGGGTTCATGACGTCCGCGCTCGCCTTCACCACAGAGAGCGGAGGGCACATGCCGCGCGGCGAGATCGTCAAGGATCCCGCCGTGCCGCGTTACCGCAAACGGATCATCATTTCTGAACAGGTCTCGCAGCAAGGCCCGATCGTGAAGGCGCGCACGCAATGGGAGTGCAACCGCCGGATCGGCCGCTCGCAAGCCGTCACGATCACTTGCGACTCCTGGCGCGATACCGCCGGCAAGCTGTGGGCGCCGAACAACCTTGCACCGATCAAATTGCCGGCGCTGAAGCTCGCGGACGCTACCTGGGTGATCGGCGCCGTCGCGTTCTATCGCGACGAAGAAGGCCAGCACGCGATGGTGACGTTGATGCCGCAATCGGCATTTGAACCTGAGCCGACCGTGTTCCAGCCGCTAATGCCGCTGTTGCAAGACATGCAAGGCAACAACCCGACGAAGCCGCAGCAATGATCCCGGACGCGGTACAGCACCAAATCGATCGCCTCTATCGCCGCATCATGATGGCGGTCGCACCCGTTCAGATCGCCACGACGGACGATACCGGACCGATCCTGAAGGCACAAATCCAAGTCCACAATTCGCCGGAAACGA